GGAAAGAGTTGATGCTGCTCCACCAGGCAATGGTCTTATCATGGAAGCTGCAAACGCAGTCTGCAATCCTAAACTTGCAGCTGTTCCAACTTTTTCAGCAGTTGATGATGCACCTGGAGCACCTAAAGTTTCACCACCCGTGATCTTCTCCCCTAGTGCATCTTCTGCTTGTTCTTTGCCACCAAACATCTCATAGATTTGAACTGTTGTTAAACCAGCGCCCAATAATAGTGCAAATTTACCAGCACCACCAAATTTTCCGCCTTTTTTTCCACCTGCGGCACCAGCACCACCGCCTGGTGCTCCGGCTGCAAATGCGAACATCTTTCTAGTTGCAGCTGCAATAGCAAGTTCGAATATAACAAAACCAGCTTTAATTGCTAAAATTGCACCGCCAAGAATTTTAGCGCCATCTAAAATATTTTTTTTATAGTCTTCACCAAATATAGTTGTGAATATACTGTTTAGCATATTATCCACACTCTTTTTAAATTCACCACCCTCAAAATACTTACCTATAGATGCTAACAAACCAGTTAATAAACCAGCTTTAAGTACAAATTTAAACAAATCAAAAATACCTCCGCCCTCTTTTTTACTACTATCAACTGGTGTTGGCGTTAATCCACCACTATTTTTTTTGTATTGCCCCTCATACTGCGCTTCTCTATCACCGGCTCTTTTAAAGAACATGTCTGCTGATTTTGTTGGACTGCCACCAGCCAACTTAACCAACTTTTGCATATTCAACCGCATGACATTGATATCTCTTGCCATTGCAGGGAAAACAACACTATTTTTTGCCATTATCTTCATATCAAAACCAAGGCGAGTAAGTTTCTCTTCCATTGATTTTGGCATATCACCATCATATCCACCACCTCCAGTGCTTCTTACACCACCTCCAGATGCACCATATCGATATTTTTTACCAAACATTTTTTCAAATGCGGCTCCACTAATACCAGTTTGTGGTAACATACCTCTAATGTCCGTCTTCTCTCTAATTCTTGCGCCAGAAGCGGATATAAAAGCCCCAAGAAAACCTTTTGACATTAGTTCTTTTCTGTAAATATCTTCTAATCGTGAATTTGCCATAGCTCTTATCTCTTATTCATAGCTGCTTGTTGTTCCATTCTCTGCTTTTCTTCTTCTAAATATTGTGTCAGCATTGTGACATATATTTCTCTTTCCCAAGGTATCATGTTGTCAAGTTCTGTAAGACTGTATTTGTGGTGTTGCATTAACGCAAAATTAGTCTTATAGTAATTACCTAGGTTATCATGATATAAATTTATGCGAAAAAACTTTGCACGCCCTCCAGTGTGATGTTCTCTTCGTAACCACACTTTTTGCATTTGTATTCAAGCTTCTTTTCAATTTTTGGCATAGTATCAAAAAAGTTTCTGATATTTTCTAAATCTTTTTGCTGTAGATTATCTACAAATTCAATTATTTCATCTTTTGTGTTATCTTTCATATGATAAACAGTGTCTTCATCATAAACTTGATCGATTGAATTGTAAATTAAATCCATAACAACATCACCTTCTTCTTTACCCAAAATTGACTGCATTAATTCAAATGTTGGATACTTCATAACAATTCCAACTTTATCATTCAATTGAAATTTGTTTGTGTGACCTTTAGTGATTGTTGGTTGTACCTCAAGCACATTAAATGAAATCTCATTTATTTGCCCACAATCTTTATCTTCTCCAGTCTCAGTTTTTATTTTGTTATTGCATCTGTATTTCAAATTGACAACTTCTGAAACAGACCTTGCTCGCAAATGCATAAACAAATATTCTAAATCAAAAACTGGCAATGCATCAATATCAATATCAGATAACACACAATTTTTCAATACTTGCCTAATAACCTTTACTGTTGCTTCAGCATCATCGTTTTCTGTATTCATCAAAAACAATTTTTGTTCTTTAACTAAAAACGGTCTAAACTGAATAGCCTTTCCTGTTGATATCAATTTCACTTCATAAATTGGCGTATCTATTTTAGGTAACATAATGTCCTCACTTTGTTAAAAATTTAAGTTATTGCTCTACCAAAAGGTAAAATTTTGTTTAATCCAACCCCAAACAAAGCAGCTGCTGCAGCTGCAACATCGTAACTGCCAGTATACACTGGTTTGTACCTTTGATACGCAAACTGCACACTTACTCTATGAAATGAATCTTCAGACCAACTAAGTTGTTGAGCTGAAACTCCAATTGGAAATGCATCAATCAATTCTACGGCATATATTTGCTTAATAAAATCATCATACTGAATAATTTTAATTGGCGTCATATAAGTTTGCGGACCTTTTGCATATCTCATATTGTTAGTATCAGACGGATGAATTGCTTCTATCCAACGGTCAAACAATTTTCTTTCCCAAAACTCATTTGTAGATAAAAATGTTAGTGTAATTTCATTGTATTGACTTTGATATGGTACCTTAAAACTTGGACCATAAACCTTTGCTTCTTGTGTCATTAATGTTCTGCCTGGTAACTCTGCACTTTCACATTGCAAGGCTAGATATCTGGATAGAGTTGCATTTGAACCAAGTGAAGTATTACCAAGTAAACTACCAATAGTTTCCGTAACTGTTCCAAATATTGCATTTGGTAAATTAAGTAAATTCTCAATGATGTTATTTGGAACAAACTGATTGATGTATGCTGGTATTGGTAATATAACTTCAAATCTAGATGGTTTTGCAGGACCATCTTTTGAACGCATGTGCGACAAAAATAAATTTGGAGAGAATGACATTAGAATTTTTTCCTTGAGTCTGCGTAAACTTTACTAGTAGTGGCACCGACAAAGGTTTCAACAGGCAACATTGCGGCAATGTCCCATTCATCTGCGGAGATTTCTAAAAATCTAGATTGTATATGACTGTATAAATATCTCTTGATGCATGGTGTTGCCTCAAATGCTCTTGATGCGCCAGCAAGATAACTATAACTTACTCTTAATTTTGTCTTTGAATCAAAATTATTGTTTGTTGCAGTCTCGCTCAATTTGTCTAAAAGAACCAACCTTTGTTTTGGGTGAATGTAATGTAAATTTAACCCTAAGAATCCGTCTTTATATGATTCGATAGGAATCACCAGTGGAAATCTATCATAGTATGGTAAGATATCTTTAGTTTTTGGATCATAGAAATAAAAATACATTTTACCAATTGTTGAATTATTTTTAAGTCTGTCTCTATCACCCATCAAAGTTCTGGTGGAAGGATTCAAATCTTTCACTTTGGCACGAAGCCAGTTCCGTGCATTATTTGTGCCGGTTGAATAACCTTCTTTTGCAAGAGATTGTTTAATTCTGTCTATTAACTTTGCCATAGTCTATTTATCTCAAATGCCTATGTCTTTTTCAGTTAGCACTTTGAATTGCCACCCGTGTTCTTTACAAAATAAGTCTGCAGCTCGCCACTTTTCTTGATTGACTGCATAAGTTGCCGCTTCTTGTAAGAATCGGTTTGTCTTTCTTTTTTGCACAGGTTTGATAGTCTGTTTGTGGGGTTTTATTTCAATGACAACAGTTGATTCTGTGCCATTCTTTTGTTTTAATCTAACAATAAAATCTGGAAAGTATCTGTGTATTTTTTGATCAAGAGGTGACCTATACTTGATGATGATTTCCTCAGAACCCCACCAAATGACATTGGGATTATCATCTAACCATTTCATCACTCTAAGTTCCCATGAGGAACGGTAGACGACATTTTCAGAATCGCCTTTATATTTGCTTCGATTTTTTGGGGTAAACCACCCTTTATATGACATAAATAGTCTCCATATGTATGATAAATATATCTAGTAAACCTCCAGGACAATAAATGTCACTATTCACCTTATCTGATATTATCGTAAATGCGCCTAAAGAAGCAACTGGACCTTTAGGTATATTAAATAATACACAATATGCATTGAACACCTTTAGGTATCCAGAAGACCTATCGTCTTCGGATAAGGGTCATTATATGGTGATTAACATCAATGAACAAAGGTTGACGAGTTATCCTGGAGTTACTGCAAATCAAACACCAACTGCAATTTTAAACAATCGAACATTTGGTGGTTATGTTGCAGGTACAGGAAACATCTTACAAACAGTAGGCAATGGAGTTCAACAAGCGGGTTCTTTTGGTGGTTATATTGCGAATGAATTGCTAAATGTTTCTGGCATTAACAATTTAGTCCAATCATTAAAAGGAACTATGTTTGGCTCTGCCCTTGTTGGTGCTGCTTCTGAATCACTTGGTATTGTCGCTGATGTTGGCAAAGGTTTGCAAACCGGCAGCATTAGAGCTCAAAAACGAATAACTGATACTGTTGCTCTTTATATGCCAGACACGCTTGTTTTTGACGAGAATCAATCATATAGTGATGTAGAAAGTGGAGGCACTGGATTGGCCATGGCAACTGCAATGGCAGGATCAACAGTAGATTTATATAATAAAACCGGTGGTGTTGGTGAAGCATTTGGTAAACAATTGGCGCGTAATGCATCACCATTCATTGCTAGTATTCTCG